TACCAACCGTGGTATGGCGTGGCGCTGTTTCTATTGGCGGAGCAACTGTCTCTGACGCTATGACAGGCAACATCGACATGACTCGCTCAGTCACTCCTGTTTATGGCATCAGCAACACACAAAACCCATTTCAAGTGTTCTTAGGACCTCTTGAAGTTACTGGCAAGATCACTTTCATTATGGAAGACGACACAGAACTAACACGCTTCCTTAACAACACTCAACCAGCAATTGTTCTTAACTGGGCTTATGGCTCAGGCGCGAGCGCTGTTCAAATCCAAGCCACAATTTCTAAGGGCGCTTACACAGCCGCCGTTATTGAACGCGGTGAGGACTTTGTTCAAGTATCAATCGACCTAAATGGCCAAGCAACTACAACAGACGCTGGTTCAACAGGTGGATTTGCACCAATCAAGTGGGTTCTACAGAACGCGAAAGCATCAGGAACCTACGCATAAACTCCAGAGCAGGTGGGATTGGTTGATGGCGAACGCCTTCCCGCTATCCCACCCACCTGCTCCTTTTAAGTTATGATGTTAGGAAGGCAAACAAACAGGAGGCAAAATGTCACAGAAAATAACACTACCTTCAGGCGCAACTGTAACTTTGAAGGACCCGAAACTACTACGCGTGAAAGATCGCAAGCGAGTATTAAAGACTGCTGATGTTGAAGGCGGAGATTTAACTCGCGCTTTGGCACTTGGTGATGCGTTAATTGCTATGTTGATCGAGGACTGGTCTTTAGATTTACTTATACCAGCGCTGAAAATTGAAAATTTAGATGAATTAGAAATGAAAGATTACGATGCTTTGGTTGACGCAACCAAAGACGCGCAACAATTCTTGTTTCCATCTCTAGGCGAAACAGTCGAGAATGAGCAAGACCCAAAAGCGCCTACCGACAACTCGAACGCCTAAAGTGGCTGCTTGAGGGTGGAGAACGCCGAGCGGATTTAGCCTACCCCGATGAGGAGTGGGCTTATTTCCAATTTGCAGATCGCTTTGGTTGGACACCCAACCAGGTAGATGATCTACCCGCAGGGACTTCTGATTGGTTGTTGGCGATAGCGGCAACAGTTACTAAGTTACAAAGTGAGGTGAAAGAGTAGTGGAGATAAAGAACCTCGCTGAAGTTTTGGCTGGACTTAATCTGACTGAAAAGAAAGTCAATGACGCTGCTCGCTACGCAATAGGACTTGCTGCTGCCTCTGTGGAACGCCAAGCCAAAAAAAACGCTAACACAGGAACGCACCCAAGAGGACAAGGACACATTCCTGGAACTGGCCCTGGTCCCAATGTGATGACTGGTAACTTGCGCCGATCTATTTATTCACAAACCAAGGTTGGCTTTGGAAATACTTATGTGGCCGAAGTTGGTGCTTCCATGGTTTATGCACGCGCCGTTGAAATGGGACTTCCTTCATGGAAATCGGGAGTAAAATATCCTTACATGGTTCCTGCCGTGGAGAGCCTGAAACAATCAGGCGCTCTGAACAGGACCTTCACTGGCGCTTTTGCGATGTATTTAAGGAGTTAATTGATGGCATCGACAATCCCGCCAATCCTCATTCAACTCCAGGCTGATGTATCGCAATTAAAAAAAGGCTTGGCTGATGCAGAGTCCGCGATCAAAGGCGTTGACGGCAATGTAAAAAAGGCCAGCGCAGGAATGACTTCCTTTGTTGGAAACTTAAAAAAGGTTGGCGCGGCGCTTGGTACAACTTTTGCTGCATCACAACTGGCTTCTTTTGCCAAAGACTCCATTATGGCTGCCAGCAATATGGCCGAGTCCTTATCTAAGGTGCGAGTTGTATTCGGCGAGGGTTCGGCAGAGGTTGAGAAGTTTGGTAAAAACGCTGCGGTCAATTTAGGTATTTCTAACCAAGCCGCTTTAGAAGCCGCAGGAACTTACGGCAATTTATTCCAGGCTTTTGGATTAGGTCAAGGCGAAGCGCAAAAGATGTCCACAAGCCTTGTGCAGTTGGCTTCCGACATGGCTTCGTTTAACAACACTTCAATCGATCAAGCCATCACCGCTTTGCGTTCAGGTCTTTCAGGTGAAACCGAACCTTTAAAGCGTTTTGGTGTTGCGCTTCAAGATGCAAGATTAAAAGAAGAAGCCTTTTCTATGGGCCTCATTAAATCGACAAAGGAAGCATTGACCCCTGCGGCAAAAGCCCAGGCTGCTTATGCGTTGATTATGAAAGACACCGCTCTTGCTCAAGGCGATTACGCCCGCACAGCAGACGGAACAGCAAACACAATGAAAACTTTGCAAGCCAAATTTCAAGATGCAAAAGTAGCCTTGGGTGATGCGTTGATGCCAGCCTTTAAAGGTTTGCTTGGCATATTAAATTTACTGGTTCCTGTTTTAACTAAGATTGGTGACTTCTTTAAAAAGAACCAAACAGAAGTTAAGGCTTTTGCTATAACCGTTGGTGTGCTTTCAGCAGCCTGGGGCGCTTACACGCTTGTTGTGAAGCGTGCGGCTATTCAACAGGCCATCTTAAACGGCATTATGGCAATCAACCCATTTGTGGCTGTTGCGGTGGGTGTTGGTGTATTAGTTGCAGCGATGGTCAAACTATTTAAAAGTAATGAAACATTTAGAAAAGCCGTAATCGCAACTGCCAAAGTCGCTCTGAATGCTTTTGCTTCTATAGTTCCTATGGTCGGCCAGGTTTTTGAAGTAATCATGAAGGTTGTCACTGGACCTTTGCGATCCTTGCTGCTCGTACTTTCTAAACTTCCAGGAGTTGGTAAATACGCCAAGGCTGGTCTTGACATTATGAATAAAGGATTGGATGGCATCAGCGATTTTGCCAAGGGCGCTTCCAATCAGGCAAAAATATTGTCGGCCAAATTAGATGATATGGGTGCTGCCGCAGATAAAAATGCCAAGAAGGTAGAGAAAGCAACCAAAGGATCAAAGAACAAACCTGGCACAGTTGATGCGGGTGCTGCTAAGGCTGCGGAAGAGGCAGCGAAGGAAGCCAAGGAACGCGCAGAGAAAGTTGCCGATGCGCAGATGGCTTTCATGGAAGCCCAAATAAAAGCACACGAGAATTATCAAGAAAAGGTTGCAGACCTCCAAAAAGATTACGCCGATGCCTTGGCAGATGCCGAAGCCACCGCCGCTGAAAAGCGTGCTGATGCAAAAGCAACTTATGATGAAGCAATCACCGATGCGCAAAAGGCTCACACCAAAGAAATGGTTGAGATTGCTAAAGATTACGCAAAGAAAACTGCGGACATCGAAGCAGCCCATCAAAAGAAACTGACTGACCTTAGATCTGCTGCTGCGCAAAAGGCTGTGGATCTGCGCAAATCTGCTGCCGATAAAGAAGTCTCAATTATTCAACAATCGGTCGATCGCTTACGCAGCGCCTTTGCTTCAGGCACAGGCTTCAGTTTAACCGAGGCGTTTAAGGGCAAAACTTCAGGTGGGCTTTTAACACAAATGAAAAAGCAATTAGCCGATGCCAAGAAGTTACAAGAGGCTGCGGCTTACCTTGCTGGCCAGGGATATGCTCAAACCTTTATTGAGCAAATTGTTAAGGCTGGCCCTGAGGTTGGCTTACAGATGGTGGATGAACTTAAAAAGTCCTCGCCTGAACAACAGGCTGAAATTCAAAGCACCTTTATGGATTTGGAGTCGATCCAAGAAACAGGCTTAGATGCTTTGGCAAAATCGATGAACAATGGAGCCAATCTTGCAACTGCTGAATTGCGTCAGGCTTATGACCAAGTTGCAATTGATCTAAAGAACTCCCTGGCTGAAGTTGATCGTGAACTACAAGAGTCCCTGGCTGTTGCAAACGCCGAATATGCCATGGCTATGGCAGAGGCAAAGATCGAACGCGATGCTCGAATGCTTGAAGCCGCAACTCAATTACAAGAGGCTATTGCGACCGCCAAAACAAACTTAGAAAAGGCATTGGCTGAGGCCGAAGCAACCTTGGCTAAATCTCGAGCAGATGCACAAAAGAAACTTAACGAAGGATTAGCCGAAGCACAAAGAGTTCTGCAAAAGGCTTTAACCGATGCTCAAGTTGCTTTCCAAAAGGCAATCGATGACATTTCTGCCACCACCGCCGCCAAGTTAGCGGCCCTTCAAGCGCAACTTGCTGCTGTTGCTGCGGCAACCGCTGCATTGGCCTCTGCAAATGCTGCCTACTCTGCTGCTGCGGCCGCTCCAAAGATCACAGGTCCTTTAACTTCAACAACTG